CGCTGTATGAAGTATCCCAGTTGTATTTGAACTTAAAGCATCAAAACCAACTCCTGTGTTGTTATTCGCTGTAGTATTTGCATCTAAAGCAAAAGAGCCTACAGCCACATTTTCAGTTCCAGTTGTGTTTGATAATAATGAATTATATCCAACTGCTGTATTATTAGAAGCTGTAGTATTTTCTTGTAAAGCTTGTCTACCTACACCAACATTATTTGCACCAGTTGTATTCATAAGTAGTGCTTTACGGCCTAATCCAGTGTTGCCATTTCCAGTGGTGTTTGTAGTTAGAGCTTGATGCCCAAGTGCGGTATTGTAATCTGCTGTAATGTTAGCGTCTAAAGCTAAAGCACCGACAGCTACGTTTTGTTCTCCAGTTGTGTTTGTTAATAATGCTGATCTACCTACCGCAGTATTATTATTAGCAGTTGTATTTTGATTTAATGCTCCTTCTCCAAAAGCACAGTTACTTTCTCCTGCTGTATTTGATCCCAGTGTACCGCCACCTACCGCAGTATTATTAGATGCGGTTGTATTTGCATCTAAAGACCCAGAACCCATAGCTGTATTGTTAGTTCCAGTTGTGTTTACTTTTAAAGTATTAGCACCTATTGCGGTATTATTAGAAGCAGTTGTATTTGCTCCTAATGCTGACCTACCAATAGCGGTATTAGAACTTCCACTGCTGTTGGCATCTAGTGTTTTACCTCCTATAGCTACATTGTCAGTTCCAGTTGTATTACTTTTTAAACAATCTGCTCCAACACCTACATTAAAAGCCCCAGAGGTTAAAGCTGTTAAAGCATTTGCACCAATCGCAGTATTATTTCCACCAGTAACAGCAGCATCTAAAGCACTCTCTCCAAGAACAGTGTTACCAGCAACAGAATTATTTCCTTTACCTACAGTTACACTATTGAATGTAAAATCTAAGGCAGAACTATTACTATAAGAAAGATTACCTCCTCCATCTCCAATTAGAGCTTGTCCATTACTACCTTGTCCTGTAGGGAATTGAGCTACCTTTGTTCCGTCAGATATAAGTGCTACAGTTCCAGAAGCTGTTCGTGTAAATCCAGTGTTTGTGTCCTCACTGAACGCAATAGATGGAAAATTAATTGATCCGTCAGGAAAAGTTCCCCCGGCATTTACATAATCCGCACCTGCATAAATGACTCCGAAGAATGCATGACCATTTGTAGGAGCAGAACTGAATACAATATTTGTTCCTAATAATTTAAATCCAGCAGAACCTGTAGGATCTGGCTCCTGAATAACTCCATTTACTGATATTAATAACTGTTGTTCAAATTTTGGAAAAGGAACAGGTGTCGCTCCCCCGACTTGTAAAGCAAATGAAGTAGCACTACCATTAAAACCACTAGATATATCATCTATGATCTTGTAATCTTCATTACTTCTTACGTCATTTCCTATATATGCCATAGATAATTAACTACGATATTCTTTTTCTCTTATTATTTTAAGGTCAGTAATCTTTGGAACTCTTAAGTATTAGGTCCGTCAGTAGAAGGTTGCACTGGCCATACAACATCGTTTGGAGCTTTACCTTTATAAGTTTGAGGAAGATCTCTAAGATTCTGTCTATATGCAGACCATTGAGCCTGATCTACTGTTGCACCTGGAGTCACAGTCCAGTCAGTTGACTTTAATAAATAATCTCTTTTCTTTCTTACATTTTCCCAATTCTCATCTTCTAACTCTAATACTTTATGTGTGTTGTCTTGTAAAGAAACAACCTCAGCTTTAAGAATCTCAAATTTAGTTATTAAATTTGTAAGATCACTATTACTTGTTAAAGCCATATTATGTCTGTTCTAAATAACTTATCGAAGCATCCAACGCACTTGCCGTTCCTGCATTTATTCTCAGAACATCATTAGATTCCATTATTATTTTTGATCCAGCTATTATTTCTAAAGAAGATCCTGCAGGCACCGGAGCATTCCTAATTAAGAAAACATCATCTCCTGTATTAGTAACTAAGAAAACATCTACAGTAGCACTGGTTCCAGTCTTATTAGAAATCAGACAGCTTAATAATACTAATGTTGCCGAACCTCCTGCAGTAACAACATTAGTTCCTGCATCACTAGTTCCAGCATTACTAACTGAAGATTTTGTATCAATTTTGAAGGTATTTGCCATATTATCCTAAAGCAAGTATAAGAGCGAGTTGGTTACCGCTATCAATATTTCCAGTAACAGTTAGATCTCCTGTGACAGAAAGATTACCATTATTTGGAATTGTAATAGCACCAGTTGAATCTATTGTAAGCCTTGCAAATCCACCAGTTACAAGTGTCAATTGATTGGCACCTGGACTTATAATTCCTGTATCTGGATCTCCTGCAAATTTAAGAGCACAACTGGACAATGAACCTAATGCAAAATTAGAATTACTTGCATCTTCTTTTAATAATGGAAAGCCTCCAGCCTGTGTTGCATCATGTATACAAACAGTTCGTTTCTCAGTATCTACAGTTACTTCACCTACTGCTCCTGTAAAAGCAGAATGTTGACCGGTTGTTCCTCTTCTAAATTGTACTTGAGTTGCCATAATACTATCCTAAAGCCACTGCTATTGCGGTGGCAAAACTTTCAGTTGCTATAGTTGAATCTACAGCCACTGTAACTGTGTTACCGGAAGCACTTGTATCAATACCTGTGCCTCCTGAAAGCTGTAGAGCCTCAGAATCTAAATCAATAGCAATCGTTCCAGAATCTGTAGTTATATCTAAATCTTCAGCAGTTATTTGAGCTTGTACATAAGCTTGAGTAGCTATAGTTCCACTCGCATCTGGAGCAGTTAATGTTCTTGTAGTGCTGCCGGATATTCCTGAGCACTCAAAAGCAAGTTGTTTTGTATTGTCTGAATTGTCTCTGATTCTGAATCCACTGTCATCAGTTACTACCGCAGTGGAAGTTACAGAAGCTAAACCAGTAAGTGTCGTGCTACTACCGCCCAGGGCAATAGCAGTGCTACCAACAGTAATAGCACTGTTAGCAAGTTTGGAGTTAGGGATAGCATTGGTTGAAAATTCTCCTGTACCTGAGTTATAAGTCAATCCTGATCTGTCGCATTGGGTAAAGTTATTGTCTTATCTCCACCGGATGCATCGGTTGATGTAAGTATTATCTCATCACTGTCAGCTGTAGATCCTTCAAATGTAATATTTCCACTGGCAAGTGTTATGGAATTAGCACCATCAGCTGCTCCTGAAATCAATGTGTTGGAAGCTAATGATGTTAGTCCTGTAAAGGTTCCTTGAGTAGCTCCCAAAGCAACACTTGTTCCTCCAATTGTTAGAGTAGAATTCGCTAAGTTACTGTTAGCAATTGATGATGCAGTTGTTAATATAGTTCCTGTTTCATTTGGTAATGTAAGAGTTTTATCTCCACCTGTTGCATTTGCAGCAGTCAATATAGTTTCATTTGCATCTGCACTTGATCCTTCGAATGTAATATTTCCACTTCCAATCTCGATAGCATTAGCTGCATCTTCCACTCCTGCTATCAAAGTTCCTGAAGCTAATGATGTTAATCCTGCAAAAGTACCTTGAGTAGCTCCAAGAGAAACACTGGTACTTCCAATGGTTATAGAAGAATTAGCTAACTGACCATTAGGTATTGCACTAGTTCCAAACTCTCCTGTTCCAGAATTGTAAGTTAATCCAGAACCACTGGCGATACTAAGATGTGCTCGTACTTCAGCAGGTGATGGTCCTGTATATGTGATTACTCCTGTGGAATTATTATATGCAAGACTTCCATCTCCTGAAACATCTGTGACAGAAATAGCTGCTCTTGACCTTGTATCTGTATAATATAAATTTGTATTTTCAGTAAGATCGGCTGTAGTGTTACCAGCAAAATCCAGCTTATCTGTTGGAGTATTGACTTCCTGAAATAAACCACTTACCAGCGTAATCGCCTTACGAGTTGCCATCTTTTAATTACTACTGTTAGTTTCTTATCTAATAAAAAACTTTTATTATTCTTCTATTTTATCTTTAACAATTTTAGCGAAGCTGAATTGGACGCTTTATTCTCACTATTAATTCACTTGTATTTGGAGCTTCACCTACAAGAGTTAAGAATTGTCCGGCTGCAGTGGGAGGATTCTTAGTAATTGATCCTGCACTTGAAGCTGATAAAAAGAATATATCTCCAGCATCTAATGTCTGTGTTCCTGCAGCTACTTGACCAGAAACTATTACACGGACAGTCTGTCCTGCAGTCTTTGTAGTTTCTGCAAATCCTGCAACAGTAGCCTGATCTAATGTCCCATTTGCAACTGCTTTACCTACCTTACCATCAGAAGTTCTGGAATATATCGCATCTCCCTGTGAGACATTTTCAAATGCTTCAGCCTGATATCCTACTACCTTAGATGGTACGGCAATAGGCATTGTTTTTCTGAAGTCTTCTAATACAGCAATTAAACCTTCTAAGTTAGCTGCATAAGGCTCTAGATCTTTTACATTAGCCATTATCTTAAAAGAACTGGAGGTTCTATATGAATCGCAAAGTCAGTAGCAGTGGATGCTTCCCCTACACGAGTGACTGCTTTTCCTGAACCTGAAGGTGGAGTTGTTGTAATAGCTCCAGCTGTTGAGTCGGATAAGAAAAACAGATCACCTGGATTTAAAGAACTTAAAGTTTTAAGACCTACAACAACTACTTTCACAGTGCTGTTTGCACTAACAGTTGAATTGGCAAAACCTATAACTGTAGCATTTTCTAATGTTCCATCAGCTGCACTTGCCTTTCCTACCTGACCATCAGAAGTACGCATGAATAAAGCATCACCATCAGTAACATCCTGAAATGCAGTTGCATTAAATCCTACCTGTAATGGAACAAAATTAGGAAAACCTTCTTTTAAATCCAGTAGTGCATCTACTAAGCCACGGAAGTTATTTACATATGGTGAACGAGTCATAGTAAATCCATTAGCAGTTAATAAATCTACCAGCACTTTTATTGCACCTTCTATATTTGGTTCACCTTGTGCCATATAGTTTGAACATTATATATATAGACATTCTAAGTTGTTAAATCCCTTAGAATATAGATAAAGAGAAACAAAGATTTAATGGACCCAGAAATTATTGCTATTGCTGTGACCAGTGGACTAGCAGCTTTCACTGGTGTTATCAAATCTTTAAATGGATTTAATGATAAAATCCAAAGAAGATTCAATAAACTGCAAGACGAAATCAATCGTGTAGAAGATGATATGGTTCGTGGTTATGTTTTAAAACAAGATTTTATAAGAGAAATAGATGTAGTTCATCAAAAACTAGATAGAATACTAGAATTAATGATCAAACAGAACTCTAAGTAATCTTAGATAATATTTTTATAGCTTTCTTACGTGTCTTACACTGTTGTGCTTTGAGATTGAGCTTAACTAATCTCCAATGATCACCTGCCTGTTTTATTTGTCTTTCTTTATTCATACAATGTTCACAATTACATTTTTCTTTTAATTGATTGCTGTCCATCCACCTATACTCGATCTATAAATGTGTAAAGTGGTTGTTGATTCTACATAATGTAACTGTCCATTAACTGGGTTGGAAGGAAATCCTGTATTAGTTGTAGAAGCTACAGCGTTTGCATATTGCCAGTTTGTTCCATCATGTACTCTAAACAAAAAAGTACTTGCTGTATCGAGCCAGGATTCACCTTTAGAAAAACTAGTGAAACCCGTAGGAGCATTATTAGGTTGAGTAGATCCTACATGTATAGGTCCAACTTTAATTAATCCTGTACTGGGAGATGCAATATTATCTGCAAAGAATAATCCAGGATCTCCAGAGTTTATATTTATACAAAGTTCACCAGCTGCTATTCGAGTAGGAACTGGTCTGTCATTTAATAGACTTGATCTTCTAGTTTGAATTTGTATTGTCATATCTAATTTATATAGAGTCCTGCATCTACATTTATAGATTGCTCCACACCTGGATTATAAGTTGAACAATCCATAGAGCTTACTCCTGTACCTGTTATACGTTCTCCATTTAAATATGTTCCACCTTCTATTTCTCCAAATTGAAAATCAGGTGTAAAATCAGTAAGTGGTTGATTAACTAATCCAATACGAACATCCTCTATTAAATCAAAATCTAAATTAAGAACTTTCTGCATGGTCATCAATGTAGTAGCTGCATTATTTAATATCTTTCCATCACGATTTAATTCACTACCATCACGTCTGATAGTGTCTGTAAGTTTCATAGTTACAAGAGTAGGATCGAATTGAGCTGTCTCTTCAGGTGAGTTTCCCTGTCCAAACTCAATATTTTTATTTCCTGTCCAAGGTAATCCATAACCTAGAAGTGCCATTCTTTCTGCAGCTTTTCTAGTTCGTTCCTGTTCTTTATCAAAGTTTCTGTAAAATTTATCTAATGCATTACCAGCTGGTTGATCGTTAGGTTCACGTAACCATACATCTACATATTCATGTATCTTTAAATTACTTACAGTGCAATCACCTTGTGTAGTGCCAGAAAAGGGATAGATAATTACAATTGTATTTTCATCTGGAACAGAACTTATTACATACTGTCCATCTAATAAATCACCACTAGTAAAATTAATAGAAACTCTTTTGTTAGGTAGTAGTCCATGATTGACAATAGTTATTGATACATTAGGTCCACTCTGTGAATATCTTCCTTCAAAATTAAACTGATCATTACCCTCATCATGCTGCATGGAAAATAAAGCTGCATAGATATGTTTACACCAACGAGTCTGATAATATAAAAGTCCACCAAAAGATCCTTCTGGATCATCATTATATTCTGGTATCTCATAAAAATTACCAGTGGGTGAATATCCAAAGTCATTATGAACACCTATATTATCTCTGGTATTAATTACATTACCTTCTCTATCTTGTATCGTTCCAGGTATCACACTTTCAATTCCGGTATTAGGAAACCTTTCATCAGTCTTATCTTTATATAAATTATATTTTCTACGACGCATGAAGTCTGGACAGTTGCATTGATATCTAATTTCTGTAGTGAGAAATCTGTTTTGTGAAGCAAGAAATCCTCTAGGTGCAGGAACTACTGTCTTCGCTCTATTATTAGCAAATTCAACCCCATAACTTTCTTCACGTTTAAATAGTATTTCATCAGTAGTTAGATCAACTCCAGTTACTGTATTACCTACATAATTATTGAAATCAAATCCTTTAACTCTTCTAATTACTTTTGCATTTCCACTAGTTGTTGCACTTACGATTGAATCTGCTGTAAACTCTGTTGCACTAGTGACTATTACTTTATATAATCCAATCTTTGTATTACCAGTTGATACTTGTAAGAACACCTGATTATCTGTGGATAATCCATGAGGAGTGCTACAGGTCACGGTAACTGTATTACCTGATTGAGAGTATGTACTATTAATTCCTGAGTCACGTTCTACCACACGATCAACAAGTCTTTCTCCTGTTAACAATGTCACTGGTGTTGGCATATTTCTGATTTTCACTCTCTGCTCTGTCCATCTAGTATCAGCAAAACCTTCTGCAGTATCAGAAAATTCTTGTCTAACACTCACAGTTCCAGATGTTGTTACTGAGGCTGCACTTGTACATGTAAAAGTGTCATCAGTCACTGAAGTTATACTCAATGTCTCATCTACTGCAGTTCCAGATGTGTAATCAAGGAAAGCATTTTCTCCTACACGCAATCCATGATTGACTAATGTAATGGTAACAGTAGTCCCAACTTTGTTATAAGTTCCTGCTTTTGCTGCAGTGACGTATCTAACTGAATCAATAGGTAAACCAAGATCATAAAAGTTAAGACTATTAGCATCACGTATACCAACTGTATGCTCTCCTTCTTCATTACCAGCACTAGGGAAAGTAAATATTCTAACAGGCACGAAAAGACCTGGGAAGAATTGAAATGTGAAGAACATTCTAAAGTCTCCTCTGGTATTTCTTCCTGTAGCAGATGATCCTAAATATTGTTGAGTTATGCAGTAAAGCTCATATCCACGTCTCCATCTTGACCATGTACTATCAAAATCATAAAATCTTACTTCACTATATAAATCTTGTTCACCTGGAGGAAAAAACTGATAGGGAGTGTCAGCGAAATCATTCTGATCTCTTTTCTCTTTTTTTAATACAGCATCAGAAAAACCTTTAAAAGAATTATCAAAAGAAGTACCAAAACTAGATCTTCTTCTTGGCATTTTTAAGGTTCACCTGGATAAGGATATTTAATGCGAGGACCAAAATCACCTCTCTGCCAATTAGTGGCTAATTCATTTGCCATACACCAGCTCTTTTGCTTTGTTTCTTTTACCTTGTCACAAGGATCTTTATATGAAGCAGTAAGATCCTCATAACCAGATACAGGTTTCATTTAGTAATAACCACCCTGAACATTAATATAGAATCCATTACTGAGAGATCCTGTTCCACTTATGCCTACATGTAATCCTGATCCACGAGGTAACATTAATCCTCTCATCTTAGGTGCGATTGTGCTATTAGCACTAGAGAAATTAGTACCTGCATGAGGTACTGGTGAGTTTATAAGTGGAAGCACTAAATTTTCAGTCAAACTGAAACTTTGATCTTCTGGGATGGATAAAACATGAGCAGTGAATAATGGTAAGAACTGTGTAGTTCCTGTTACTGTGCTTACATTTGTTAGATAGAAAACAAAATCAGTAGGTAAGTAAACACTTACGTTTCCACTGGTGCTTCCAGAAACACTGTGATTACCTTTGAATGTTGTGGCAGTAACTTCTGTCACTGTTAAAACTTCATCTGTAGCAGCTCCAGATGTAATATTTAGATATACTTTGTCACCTACTTTTACATTATGATTAGATAAAGTAACTGTTAGAGCGAAAGCAGTTCTTGCATATGTTGCAGCACTGGGAGTTACCGCATCAATAAAAACATTCACATCTTTTGTATATCTTATAAATATCTCATCTATATATGCACCACTGATCTGAGTATCTGTTAAAGATTGATCAACATCGAATACCTTAGTCACATTACCAATTGAAGTAGGTAATAGACTGGCAGAAAATAATTGTCCTGTCTGAGTTCTTACAAGAGTGCTGGTAGATGCTGGTCTATCCAGCATCATTGGTTGTTTATTTGTTGAGGTAGATGCCAATTTACTGTCCTTCTTTTAAGTTTATTTTAGCGTAACTATTTATCGTCTTTTTTCTTTTTAGCTTCTCTAGCTTTTTCTAAAGCTTCCATACGCTTTTCTTTATCAGACATTTTTTCACCATCTTCTTTCTTCTTGTTCTTATTTTTAAAATATTCAAGAAGCTGAGGTGGCATCTTTTTCTTTTTGTCAGCCATAATAATTAAGTAAGTGCTATCTAAGTTCTGTAGCAAACATGAGTCTGGTTCCGACTGCTACATCAGCTGGTCCAGGAAGTGCTTGTATAAACTCAGCACCCTCACGATTAAATCGATATCTAGCCTGCTCAGGATTACGATAATTAGGTACGTAAAGATGTTGAGCTAAACGATCCGTCTCATATAAGTATATACCAGTCCATGTTTTGAGAGTGTCTTTATAATCAGTTGTACTGATAGTTCTATCCACGTCACCAGCTATGTTTTCTCTTCTTCCAGCAGGTGTAATATCATTGTTTAAAATTCCTGTCATATCTGTTCTCTTCTCTGCTTCATCACATCTTCCAACCTGTTCAACTATTTTACTGAACCAGAAAGAATCTTGAATGTTATCAAGAGCTTCTTCTAATCTAGCTAAGTCACCAGCTGGTATAGATGTTTGGTTATATCCTAAATGCCATTTACATTTTGATTTAGTAAATTCATCAAGTTGCATTACTCAACACGAATAAGATTATCTTTTATTAGTTCATCCCAGTCAATACGCTTAATAGCTTTAAGCTGATCTAACTTAATGAACTTTTCGCCTAACATGGAAGATTGTAAATCTTTTATCTCCCTAGCTGTCTTTAATCCTACACCAGGCAACGCATCAGCAAGTTGT